AATATACGATATCCCACTTGAATTGTGAGTAGTCATGTATATAAAACCGAATGTTCCTTGAGGCATATCCTCAATTGAGCTAATAACTTGTTCATTGTATAACCACATAATTTATCTATCTATGTTTATAAGTATTGTAGTATCTGTTGTAGGCGATAAAGGAAGTGGTTGTGATAACTTTCCTACAGCCAATAACTGTTGTTGTTCATTATAAAGTCCTACAGTAGTTACGTAAGGTTGAAAATAAGAACCTGTAGTAAAATCATAAGGTATTTCAGTACTTGATCCTGATAGTATAGAAGGATTTTGACTAAAATTAAACTCGTTTTCTCTTACAGTACATTTAAATTGTGTTTCATAAATTGTAAGTGATGAAGAGAATGAACAAGTTACGTTTGATGATGTTACAAAATTGTTAATAATAGTATTATCGGATAAACCATAAGTTGAGGTTCCATAAACTGCTGTTCCATAAACACTTGAGGAATATTGAGGATCACTAGTAGTTATTACTGCTAACCCATGTCCATAAAATATGTTTCCACAAAGTGTTTGTGAGGAAGAAAATATTAAATTTCCTTGTGTATCATCATATACTGTTCCAAAATCAGCTGACCAAGTAAAAGAACCTGGTTGTATGTAATTTCCAAATAGTCCTACTGGAATAGACATTACCCCTATATAGGCTAAAGATGCTGTAGGGAAATATCTTGCAAATGTTAAATCTGTTTGAGGATAATTCCAATATCTACCTGCCGAGGATGTAGAACCTACTAAAACATCACCCGCTGTATTTTCTCCAGGAAATATACTTGCTGTTACTACAGGAGAATTATAACTAGAGGAATTTAAATAATTTGAATAATAAAGTTGTTCAATAGAACTGTAGACTAATCTTTGATATTGATCTCCGTTTTGTCCTGTAATAGGATCAGAAAGAGGATTAAATAATGAACTTGTATTTAAACCTAAAAGTCTATCAATACCTACATTTGAACCGGTCAAAGCAGCTGCCCCTTGAAAACTAAACGATTTGTTTAGTTCAAGCGGAGTAACTACTATGTCCGATGCTAAAAATTGTTTGTAGGCGCTCATTCATTTTAGAAATCAAGTTTAACTCTAACAAGAGCTTCTTTAGTAAAATCTTTTAACAATGGTCGTGACAACTTAGCAACCGCTAACAAGTCATTTGTATCATTATATAAACCAATGGTTGTGATATATACTTGAGGATTATTAATAAATTGAGAATATAATACCTCACCTGTTGAACCTGAAATAAATGAAGGGTTTTCTGAGTAGTTAAATTCTGAGCTTCTAGGTCTTACAAATACGTAGTCTGAAGTAATAGTTTCTTGGGAATTTAAGGTAAATCCATTACCTACAGCACCTGAGGCGCTAATGGCATTAAATAATGCTATATTAGGAGAAACGTTAGGAGCGGCTGAACCTGTAGATGAACCACTATATTGGAATCCAATACCTCCGCTTACAGCAAAGTCAGCTAACGCTAAAGGATTTAAAATAATAGTTCCAATATCAGGTAACAACCAACCATAAGATCCTGAATTCGCACTGTAGCCATTGGTATTTAAAGCCCCAGCAGATATAACACCTGATGAACCTGTAATTAATTGGAACACACGACCTGCTTCATTGAATTGTACAGATGAAACATAATTACTATTATCTGTTAATCGAATTGATCCTGAACTGCCTGTTAAATTTAAAGTTAAAGAACCTAAAAATAAAGATTCTTTATAACATTGTCTTTCAATAGGTAAAGCAAAAAACTGGGATGAAGTTATAGTACCAAAAATAAAGTTTGTATTTTCATCTCCAATTACTAAATCTTGCCACTGTCCAAAAATTGTACCTGTGGGTGATTTACCATTAACAGCATTATTATAGTTAGCACTACCACTACCGGCTTCATTACCATAGGCAATTGCAAACTGGATAGAAGAGGTTGCTGTAGTATCATACACATTTAAATAATAATCTCCTGAGCTGTCATTTGCTTGGGTAGATGATGTATAAAATGCAGTTAATGTGGGTGAATTGGTAGTCCAAGCCGTTGCTGAGATAGCATCTGAGCTTACTAGGAAATCATCGGCTTCTAATCTTTTAAATGACATTTTTTATATATTAAGATACTTTAGTTACTGTTACGGGAATTGTTAAACGAGCACCACTATCTCTACCTTCAATAGTCAATGTAGCTTGTAATTGAGTGTTTGAACCAAATAAAGTATTAATGGTTGTTGCTGTCATATTAATTGTGCTACCTACTACAGTTCTTGATACTGAAGTACCAATTGTTGTTGTTTGGTTTGCTAAATTTAAGGCCTCTACAGCGGGGGTATTAATACCTACACCTTGGAAAGTTGAGAACAATCTTATATCTGAAATGGTTGCAGTATAACCTGCTGTTTCGTAAGTATTTCCTCCTTGGTAATTCAATGTTTGAGGGGTAATTGCTAAACTTGCACCTTGTTTCAAGATAATAGAAGAATAACCAATATCCAAAATTGGAATTTTAGCAGTACCACGAGGTAAAGTTACTAATTTATACTTCATAGTTTGGGTAGCTTGAGGAAATGCCTCTAACAAAGGCATATTCACAATAGCTTGTCCATAATAAGCAGAACCGGATGGGTGGTTTGGATTATATAAAGTATAATCAATTTCATCATCAGCTAAAGCGTACTGAGTGATTTGAAATTGGTTGTTTTGTTGAGCAAGTAATTGACGTCCAACATCTGTTAAAATTGCGTCTACTGTTACTACGGTATTATTTAAATATCCCATTTGTTTATTTTATTATAAATATATTAAATTAAGTTCTTTTGTGCTAAGTTTTGTACAATATCATTAAAGTTAGTAGTTAATGCTTGAGATTTATATTGTGGTAATAAAAATCCTGTACCACCAGCAGCATTTACTATAGAAGAAGTTGATTCAACAATAACTAAACTTGGATTAGGAACATATCTTCTAATCAAGAAGTAGTTAATAGGGTAAGAACCAGTATAAGGACTATCTAAAAATAAATATAAATTAGTAGATACACCTGCTGTATAATCGTGGGATGCACTATTAATTCTCCAAACTAAATCTTCAGATCCAGATATTCTTATTTCGTCCCCTGATTGGATAGTAAAAGGTAATGGAGTACTAAATCCTGTTCCCTCTACAGGTACTTGACTAAAACTAGCGCTTTCAAATCCATAAGCATATGGTGGATTACCATTTTCATATACTGTAGCTAAAGAATTAGGACCTATAATAGATAAATTAGTTGAAGAAGTTAATATTGTGGGTGATGAAGAACCTGTTGTAAAGAAACTAGTAACAGATATTGAAGCCCCTCCGTTATTAAAACTAATACTAGATAAAGCTCCATTTCCTAAAGATCCACTATCAGTATAGACAATAGGCCAAACCTCTACTCCTGGTTTAATTACAGGGAATGTTCTTGAACCTCCATCACTACCTGCTGTATTATATAAAGTAAGAACTGGAGTTGATTCATCAGGATAGGAATCTATTAAATTAAAATAATATGAAGATGAAATATTATTAGGATTAATAACAGTTCCAATCTCATCTACCATAAACTTAATATGGACATTATAAGCATTTTTATATTCTGGATTAGTTGAACCTATCCAGTCAAAATATGTAAAGAAAGATCCTAATTGTTCAACGTTAGGTATTTTACCTATTGGGCTACCAATAGTAGCTGGTTGATTAAATCCAGCTGATGTAGAACGAGAACCATTGTATCTTGGATTAATTACTCGAGCTGTAGTATAATTTGAATCTTGAACAGCGGCTCTAGTAGCACTACCACTCAATATATTCTGTTCATTTACAGCCGTGATTTGATTAGTTGTAAAATCAACATCCATATACTTTGAACTAAATCTTTCTATTTGAACATCCCCAGATAATACTAAACAATCGGGTTCAATATAAGATTCATAAACAATAACATTAGTTGCTGTTACTGTTGGGAAATTTTCTGTAAAGAAATATAATGGGTTTATTATACCGTTTAATTGTAATTTATTAACAGTATTAGAGGTACCACTTGTTAGTGTAGTATTATTATAATATACTTTTCCAATACCATCAACTAACTTAGCTCCTCCCGCTCCTGTTCCTCCTAAGTTGTTTTCTGTAAATGTGATATAATAAGTTTTTTCAAAATCAAAATCATATTTTACACTATTAGTAGTATAAGTAAAAGCAGGATCGTATAAGTTTCCTAAAGAAGCAGTACTATATAATTGAACTATTTCTACATTACAATCACTCAAATCACCAGTTGTAACTACTAAATTAGAACCACTTAATTCTCCATTAAAGAATTCTGTTTGATAAGATGCAGTAAAAGGTACTGAACCACTTAATGATGGAGTTGAGCCATACCATACTTGATCTATATTAACAGCACCAGGATAAGTATAAACTGATGATGTTTGTCCAAATAATTCTGGCATTGAACCTCCATTTGAACCTTCTATAGTTCCTACATCAATTGATCCTGTAATTGTTTGGTCCTCAACTATGTAAGGAATATTAGTAGAACCACTACCTATATTAGCTATAGAGGCAGAGGGACTAACTTGAGGAACACGATATCTGTTTCTATCTAATAATGTATTTTTGATTACAATACCTGCTGCTAAAGACGTTCTTGCAGGTATCCAATCGGCTAACATTTTAAATAATGAATTATCAAAAAATTCAATTAGTCTTATGTAATCAAATTCCTGATAGTTTGATGTATATTTTTGGAAGTAAGTATCTCTAATAGCATCTAAAGCAGGGTAGGTGTCTAAAGAAGAGGATTGGAATCTAGGATCTCCAATTACATCTCCTAAATTAAAATACCCTATTTGAGAGTTGATATCCTCATTAATTTCGTTTTGAGGTGAAAATGCTACTTCAACATAATCAATATCCCTAGTATAACTTTGACTTATTGAAGGTTCTTGTTGTATTGAAATAAAGGGGGATAATACGTTAGCATTAGGAGTATTACTACTACTATAAGGTAAAACTGTATTTTGTTGTTTTATCTTTTGAGAAATAGCATTTTGAATACCTGCGGGTACCTGATCAAAGTAGAATACTTCAGTATTAGGAATATATGTTCCTCCTGAACTTGTATAGAAAATACTATTAGAGGCAAATGAAGATGTTGTAATCCAAGATCCGGTTACTTTGGGGTGAACAGAAACTGATGCTGTATATAATTCACCTCCTAAAGTTGCTCTAAATGCTAAATATTCACTTAATTCCGAAGAATAAGGATTCATTACATAAGCATCAAAATTACTTTCTGGTAATGGTTGAGTATAATATCTAATTTCTTGTAATGAGCCCGTAAATACTTTACCTGCTAACGATGAAGATATACCAAAATAAGATTTAGTACTACTATTCCAAGAGGTAGCGGCTGAGGTTACAGATGAAGAAGCTTGAAAACCAATAACATTTCCATCTTCACCTTCATAATTTTTATTTTTAGCATATAACGTGTAAACGTTACTATTTTTATTTACTAAAACAGACCACCAACCACCTTCATAAAAAGGTAAATAAACACTTGCTGTGTTATTTGGGGTTGTTTGATCTGGTGAAAAGTCTAATTTAGCATACTGGTAGTAAGGATTTATAATAGCCCCAGAATATGAACCACTTGTATATCCTGAACCTGTATATTTTAATACTAAACTAATATTTTGATCTGTTTCCCACAAACTTTGAGAGGCAACACTTGCTGTGTTTTGAGGTAAACCGGTTGTTTTAAATCTAAATTCTACGGATTGAGGATTATCACTTGTAGCTCCCCAGTTGGAATTTAATACAAAAGATGAACTTACATAAGCAGATCCACTAGTATAAAAAGCATTATTATATTCATCCTGCCAGTTATCATAACTGTTAGGATTTTTATCTTTACCCCCAAACTCATTAATACGTAAAATAGTATCAGGGATACCAAAAGTAGTAATTAAAGCTCTTACACCCTCAACACTACCTTTTTTCTTAAGCAAATAAGGTATGTTATGAAAAATACGTTTGTAAGTAGACTTATTTATATCACTTGTGGGTAATAAAGAAGATGTTGACGAGGCAGTAACATAATTGTTAATATACTCTAAACCTGATCCTGTGGGAACTGGTAGTACTGTAGTAGTGTAAGGTAAATTATATAAACTACCTGAAGGGGTTATACCAAGTAATGCTTGATAAAGATCATTAGATGAAAAATTATTTTGATAAATTTTAACACCTAAGTCCCTTAAAATATCTGCTACTAAATCTTTAGATACACCATAAGTTAAACGGTTATCAGCATTATATTTTTCAGTAACATCTTGTAAATAAACAAATACAGAGTCAAAAATTTGACCTATCATTTCAACAAACAACTCAAACTCAGCATTTTGTTCATCATCTCTAATATAAGAAGGAATAGCTAAAGTTAAAGCATTATTATTCTCAGAATCATAATATTCAGCAACACCTGATTGAGATGCAAACCAGTTAATACCTGGAGTGGATGTTGTGGTAACATTTACATATGGAGGAGTGGAACTTGTTTTAGGCCAACTTGTTGAACCTGAGGTGTAATATAAGTAATATTCGTAATTATCAAACCCAGTAATTAATTCATCAATTTTATTTTGCCAAACAATATTACTTGATGAAACATAATAAGACCCACTTGATGAATTTGAAGATAAACTAGCACTATAAGTATATTCTTCTAATAATTCTAACTTATAATAAAAATTTTCTAAGCGGGTTTGAGCTGAAGAAAAGTGAATAAAATTAGCATAGTCAGAATAATCAATGTTAATCTGAATATTGTTTTGGGCTAATAAGTTATTTAATTGGTATTGTAAGCTTCCAGTACCTTGTGAGGAATTGGTTGATTTTAAAGTAGAATAATTAGTATAATTTGTTGAATTATTTATTTCGTCTTTAACACTAATATTAGTATTAGGACCTTTTAAATAAATCTTTTCATCAACATTTTCAAATATTTGGTTTATATTAAGATTATAAGCTACCGATTCGGCTACTTGAGTTACAACAAAAACTTGTGATTGTAAACCAAATTGAGCAGGTAACGGTTCGTATAATTTAATTAATACTGTAGGATTATTAATACTTGAGGTATCTAATAAAGCGTTAACAGCAATAACTAAATTATTGTTTCCAAAATCTAAATAAAAATCATAATAACTTCCTGTTGAAGTGGTAATATTATTAATTAATTCTAACGAAGAGGATATTACAAATTCATTTGGGATGGAAGTTGTATCTAATCTAACCTCAGTACCATCTGAACTTATTTCTGAAATGAAATAGGGGGTATCGGGTGATGATGCTAGTTTATGGCTTACAAAGTTATAAACAGTATTATATTGTCCCTCATTAAAATCTTGTTCTATTAAGTTTTCCCCAGGATATAATGTTAAAATATTATCAATTAATTTATATCCAGGAAAATTTAAATCCTCATATAATAACTGATTGTTTAGGTCATAAACAAAATATTCAACTTTATCTATTTGAGAATCAAAACTTGTTTGAATTTCTAAATTAGTTATAAGAGAAGTATCCTCAGAAGAATATTCCTGAAGCTCAAAAGTAAGAGGGTTAATAGGTTGTATATTAATTACTTCGGCCATTTATTATATAGTTAAACTCCCTGTAAGAAGTTGTTGTTGTAATGTTAAATTTTCTTGTCTCAATTGAGTAATTTCTTCTATTAATGCTTGAATAGTTTCATCATTATTAAAATTACCAACATATTCTTGACTCGTTTTTATAAGGTACTCATGAGATTCTGTATTTCCAAACTTAGGTATAGTAAAGAATAAAGTTTGATAAGCTTGGAAAAATTCAGTTACAGAAACTGTTGGAGGTACTACGGAACTTGTTACTTGGGGTTGAACTAATTGAGTAAAAGTAGTATCAATAACCCTTTCGTATTGGGATTTTGCAAAAACTTGTTTACTTAAAGTTATTGTTTCAGCCATTATCCGTTAATTACTTTAAAATAATATTGGTCATTAAATACAATTGTTGAACCATCAATAGTACTTTGAACTAAAATAGTGTAATATCTTTCTGGTTGGAGGAAATTCATATGTAAGTCAAAGTAACTAGAAGTAGCATCAGCACTTATTTTAGTATAATTAGTATCAAACTCAACAATGTATTCGTTAGTTTCTAAATCTTTAATAGCCCAATAAGATGAACCTGAAGGTAAGTAGTAGTTGTTTGTATAAACTGATTCAGTTTGCCATAATTGGATTGGATACTCGGGACGAGCATTTATTCTAAATCTATTAATACTTTCACTGTAGAATGTACCTGGATTTTGTGCTAAAGTAATTGTAGCAGGTAATGTATTTAATATGGTTTGGGTTGATGAACCTGTATTGAATACAAAATCGTCCCAGCTGATTTGTAAAGCCGGAGGATAAATTGTATTAGTATCTACAGAAAAGTATTTTAATTCAGGTTGATAATTTTTATTATTAACAAATTCTTGTCTTTGTTTTAATAAGAAACCATGGTTAGGTAATGCTATAGTAGAATTTGATGATGTTGTCCAAGCTCTAACAGTATTAGTAACATTTAAATTAAGATCTTTATCTGTCCTATAACTAAATGTAACTGAAGATGTATAAAAAGATCCAGTGTACCAAACACCACCTCCAGCGGGGACTGATGATGTGTAAGAAGCAGTAGCATATTGAGGTGCAGACCAAATAATACTGCCTGAATAATCTGCCCATATCCAACTAGCACCATCTGTTGAAATAGGATTATCTAAATAACGTCCTGTACCCATACCCCAATCTTGGGCTGTTGGAAAGCAATCAACAGAAGTAGTAACATTTAATCCAGTCACTGTAGAAACCCAACATTGTAATTTAGCATTCCAACTACCGCTTTGGTAGATATTATTAGGTATATAATTAATAGCAGCTGTTAAATCTTCTTCAGCAAACTTAATTAAAAATCTACTTGCTTGGGGATTAGGATCTGAATAGGCAAAAGTGGTAAGAGTTGCTTCAACTATTTCATCTAACCCAGTATTCATATTAGGGAATAGTGAATATAGGGTAGCGTCTTTTTCGGGGAATATTTTTAATACTGCCATTTTGTTATAAATTTACTACCCTTCCTTGGATGTCTTGGTTAGGATATTTAACTTCAAATATTGAAGGATCTAGTGAAGGATATACTACATTAGAAATTGTAGCAGCACTCATATCATAAGCATATGGTGAATACCCCAAATTAGTCCCAGCAAAATTAATAATGTTTATAGACTTAACTGTTTGAACTCCAACAATTTTATCTAAAAGAATATAAATATTTCTTAATACAATTGGTTGGTTAATTGCCCATTTATCAATAGCAAAATAATCTTTTAAAGCTACAATACATTCAGCTAATACTTGGTTACTATTATATTCTGGGAGTGTTATAATATCAAAATTAACTCCTATATTGATAATAAAAGCATCTTTAATATTAACAGAATCGTTAACCATTCTGTATTGAGATAAGTATGTAGTTAAATTTTGTTTTAAAGCGGGCGATGCTGTGGTTAATTGGTTGTTTACGTTATATGACAACACATACAAGTCTAATACGGATTGAGACTCACCGGCAGACATTGATTGTGCTTTAGTTGGTTCAATATATGCTTTAGAAATAACTCCATACTTAGCAGGCATTGATAATGATCTTACTAAATAATCATCTTGAGTTACGTTACGTAATTGAGAAGCAAAATTTGCAGATGAGTTTTGACGAATTTCCTCTACAGTATCTCCATCTCCACCCCCATCAGCCGCTAAAGGATTAGTTACTGCTAATGAATCAAATATTGTTTGAGCTGTTACAGAATTTAGATTTGAATTTAAAAACTGGATGTTTGCTGTTAAATCTGTTAAATCGTTAGATGGTACGTTTGCTGTTACTCCTCCACCAGTTAAGTACCTAACTGTTAATGTTGTTTGAGAAGGTGCAATACCATATGTTTTTGTAAATAAGAAATTTTCTGGGGAATAAGCTGTTGTAAGTTTTGTTTTTTCAAAAGGTAAACCAATACCTACGTTATTTGGATTTGGAATAATTTCTTCATCGGTATCTAAAGCAGTTCCAGAACCAAATTGTAGTTGTAATGAACCAGAATCTAAGAATCTAGTTACAAATCTACGTTGTACTTTTTCTAATTTTAAAATATAAGGAGTATCTCCTGAGTATTGGGATAAATTAGGGTCATTTATATTGGTATTTTTTATTGAATCATATACCATTTCTTGGCCTAAATAATCTACTTCATACCACTCATTACTATCAGTATCAATTACATCTAAAATACCTACAATTTGGGGGGCATTAATTTCAACTGTTGAAAATTGTTGAGGAGCTCCAAATGTAAAAGTTGTAGTATTAATAGTAGAAGAAATAGCTTTACGAGTTTTCTTTAAAAGGAAATAATTTGGATTACCTCCAGTTAAAGAAAATACAGTTATTTCAGTAGGATCACCAGAACTAGAAACTGAAAAATCAATTGGATCTTCAACTAAAAATGATACTCCAGTATTTGAAACTGATGTTACTTGAGAATTTTGGTTAATAAATAAAGCATAATCAAAATCAGGAACATAATCTGAACCTGATAATTTAGCGGGTAATTGTTGATAGAAGTCAATAGCCGTAGTAGCAACTTGAGTTACATTTGGTTTGTAACCAAACATATAAGCCAACTCATACAAGTTATTTGTTTGACGAGCATACTGTAAATATGTTTCCTGGACCTGATTATCTAAGTAAAATGACAAAACATCACCTACATAAGCAGCCATCTCCATAAACATCATTCCAGGTGAAGCAGGAGTGAAGTCGTTATATGTTGTAGGAAAATATGTTTTAGCATAGTCTACTAAACTAGCTCTTAACTCATTAAAGTCCCTATTAATGTACTGTATGTTTTTTCTTTTGGTTGCCATTAATTAAATAATATTTGTACGGTATCGGATAGACCTGTGTCTTTTATATTGTATGTTAATTCTACTACTACTTGATTATAATCAGGAATTGAATCTACATTCAAACTACCTATTATAACATTAGGAAAATATAAACCTAATTGTTGTTGGATATCTTCTTTTAAAGAATCAATATTATCCTCAGCTATCTGTTGGAAAATAAATGCTCTTAAATTTGCACCAAAATTAGGATTTAAATATCTTTCTGGTTGGTTGGTTAAGAAGAAATTAATTAGATTATTTTTTGTTGCCTCTTTAGTAGTATAAGTTGTTCTAAACACACCAGGAGCATTAAAAGGAAGACCTACCCCAACTCCAACACTAGGTTTGAGATCAATAGGTGATATTTTCTTTGCTCCAAATGCCATTATTTATTCAACAAATTCATTATTTGATCTAATCCTACACTACCTTCAGGTAAAGCACCATTAATAGCATCTACAGGACCTTGGGGTTGAAAATTACCATTATAGGCTGTAGTTGCTGCTCCACCACCTTGCATATCTTCTAAGATATTACCAAACATTGCTTGTCTTTCTTGAGGTGTTAGTTGTTTTGGTTTTGAAAGATGTGGTTGAGCATAAGTGTCTTTAACTGACTCCGTAACAATTGTCTTAGGAGCACGAACAGCTTCCAATAGAATATCTTTCAATTCTTCTTGAATAGCTTCCTTTACGGCTTCTTTGATAATTTTTTTAAAATCTGATGGTTTCATTGTTTATAAATATTAAGTTAATAAGCTTTTAAATTGTCTCTGTCGATTATTAGTTTTAATTCACTAATTAATGTTTGATCATCTGTTGTAAATGATAATTCGGTTTGTATTAAAACAATACCTTGAGCATTTTTACCAAGTGCTCTTCTACGTTTTACAGTAGGTGTATAAGGTACTTCCTCTATTTCAATAATAAATCCTTGATATGTAGATTGGTTTTGGGTTGATTGAGCTTGTAATTGTGAATCAGCTAATGCTGTTATTTCTGGGGATTGTGGTATTAAGGTAGAATATTGGTCACAAGCTAATACAAAATTATCTATTAATTTTAAAGTTGATGTTGCTTTTAATACATAAGCTCCTATAATAGAAATAACCAAAGCAGCACTACTTAAAGTTTCTTTAATTTTAGCTAACTTTGAATCCCCGTATTGGTCAAAAGTAATTTTTCTAATTGCTGTTTGAATATCATTTAAACCCGAAACTACAACACCAGGTACTCCTGGAGGTGAGGGTATAAATTTGGATGCTAAAGATACTCCTAAGGATGTTATGTCTAAAGTAGTAATAGTTGTTAAAATTATATTTAAGAAATTAGATACTCCTGTAATAGATACTCCAATAACATTTAATCTGACACCTATATTATTTAATTGTTCTACAATATTATTTCTTTGGTTTATTATTTCTTGTAAAGTAGCGGCATCAGGGCAAACATCAGAAGTTATATTATATTGACTTATAACATTATCTAAGGACGGTTGAATAATGTTAGGAATGTTTGAACCTAAATTTAATAATAAAATAGGTAATTTAGCTGATCCTTTAGGTTTTAAATCATCAGGTAAAGCATTTAAGAGTATAGTTAAATCAATTCCGCTCATTATAAAGTTTTACTTATTTTAGATTTAGTTTGATTATTTAATTGAGTTTTAATCTGTAATAACTTAGGAGCTAATTGAGTAGCGGCTGGAAGTACTAATGGTCCTCCTTGTGGTGTTACACTCTGAAGAGCTATGGTTAATTTGTATAATTCATCAATTAAATCTGTTAATATTTGAACTGTTGTATCACCTTTTAAAATAGGTTCAGTAGCATTTTTACCTCCTAACTTTATAGTAGGAGCATTTATTACAAAATTTGATTTAGTATCAAAATTAAAACCACTAACAGCATTAAATCCTATTGTTTGGTTAGAACTTAATAATATGTGGTCTTGAGTAGAATTAAATACTAAACGACCTGAATTAAGGATTACTTGTTTACCTGAGTATTGGTCTGGGGATGAAGGGGCTGTCTGGTAACTATCGTAAATAGTACTTGATGCTTTTAGAGGTATTCTTTGGGTACTAGTTAAATAAATAGAGGAATCATC